TATATCAACTTCCTGACCATTTATATATACTTGTACTATTGCCATTAATAGCGTTGTATAGGATTTGTATTAGCAAACTTAACTTGTAACTCATACTGTATTAATTCACCTTGTATAGTTTTACGTTTCTCAAAACTTGCCCCTATTATTTGTAATTGAAAAGGAAGCTCATTTTGTAACATGATAAGAACAATAGGACTAGCAAATAAATGTGACATCATTCTAACATCATTGTCATCCATCCAATCAGTTCGTAATGTCCACACGTCTTCAGTCTCAGTAAAAAAGTTTGTTGATGAACGGGCTGGAGCATCTACACCATAAGAACCACCTGGTGTCATTTTATAAATGCTCTTTCTATATTCTGAACGGGTTACATTAATCTCTTCTTTAGTAGGTTTAGTAAATCGTATTGAGTCAAAACCCCCTAAGTTGTTTAAGAAAAATACATCGTATTCTTGGTAAGAAGTACATGACTCTTTTAGTGTTAAATAATAAGTTTCAGTTAGCAGTACCTATAATGTCAGCTAAATAAATCTCAGCAGAAACAATAGTACTATCATATACAGGTAGTGCGCCTAGCAAGAAGTCACCAGGGGCTAGATTGTTCACATTATATCCAATAGGTACATAATTCATAGCGTTCGCTGTTGCTGCTGATACATCAATTATATAATTAGCCACAACACCTAAATTGTCAGTTGTATTAATGTAAAGCCTTACAACCTGATTAGTATGTAGGAAGTAAAGGAAGTCATATTGTTCATGGTAAAGGTTGAACTGATTAAGACCTAAATAAACATTGCTATTTTTAGAAGTTAAAGCTAAATCATTGCTATTAGTACAAACATAAAAATCATTTCCAAATGTTTGACTTTCAATAAACGGCCTAGCACCATTCCAAAAGCGTGTAGTAGCACTGGTAGTTAAAGCAGGGTAAACAGTTGGTGTTGTTCCATACTCTTCACCAAACTCAACATATATCTCACAGGTTGAATTAGTTGCAGGTGTAACCGCTGCACTAGCTGAGTAATTAAAGTCATAAGTTAGAAATGATTCAGCTATACGATTAACATAAACAATGCCATAATCATTTACAGGCTCAGGTGTAATCTTTTTAATATCTACTGAAACACCATTGATAAATATTTCACAGTAAAACTTAAAGTTAGGTTGTGCCACATTAGTTGAGCTAACTATATAGAAAGCATCGTTATAAACGGGCTGAAAACTTTCAAGTGTTTGGTTTATTGTTATTGCCATTATTATCCTATTGGTTTAAGTATATCCCTTAAATCAAATAGAATTTCTTTGCCGTATATTTCAGAAAGTTTAAGTCCTAAATCGTAAAATCTACCATCTTCAACTACTTGACCAAAGAAGTCTGATCCGTGAGGGTAACGCTTCCACCCCTTTTTATGGATTGATTTAGCCACCATTATAGCAAAAGCCTTTTTAGCCTTATCAAATGTTAAAGACTTTAAACCCTTAGATTTAGATGGGTTCTTTAACTTATCTAAATAGTTCCTTTGTACAATGTTTTGAGGGTTAAGACCTTTGGAGCTGTACCAATCTGAATAGTATAACTTACCAGCTAAAGTATCTTTAAACTCCTTTTGTGATTTACCTACCTTTGTTTTACCCCTTCCATATTGAAGGTTAACCCAATAGTCATTCATGTAAAAAGAGAATACAAACCCGTCACCCTTTTCTTTTACACTAAAGTCAATTGACTCAGCTAGGCCGGTGGATTGAGTTCCATTATTAGCAGAACCCCCATGTTTTTGCTTTAGGCTTAATTCAGTGTCTTTTACAAGCTGTTCACCAAACTCTTCTAATATTTTATAGACTTGTTTTGATACGCTCATTTTCTATTAGCTTCAAGTTTATTCTTATCTTTTAAATAAGAGGCATAGTTTAAGTATCTTATAACATTCCACCCTAGCACCTCATCCCCTGAACATCCCCAACTCTTTGCTATTTGCTCAGTTAGGTAATGCCACCCCCATTGAATATAGAACTTTTCACTGAATAGTTCACTTATTTCTCGTTTATCGTTTGCTGTATCGCTTCCTGTATGTCCTTCAGCTTTGTTATTATCTCTTTTTGGGAATAAACCTTTGTAACTTCCGACCACAGTGTTATAAGATTGCAAAAAAAAACAGACAACGGATATATCACTGATACAGGGCAATGCTTGTAAAGATCCTCAGCTATATCCCTGTGTTTCTCCATATCAAATGGCTTACCCTTTTCGGTTATGAATATAGCGCATATCTCAGCGTTTTGTCTTATGCTCTTCTTATTCATTAAATGGTTCATCAATATAAACTGTGAGGCTGTTACACCTGACACATCGTAATTAACTTGGTACTTTTTGCCGTTAGCCTTAAAGGACTTAACCAACTTATTAGGTGGTAACTCATCCATGAACTTAACCTGAGCCTCTAATGCGTATATCTGACCTAGTGTATAGGTTGAAGATACTACGCTAATTGGCCTCTTCATTAAGATTGCTAATGAGTTAATGCTAATCCTAATTTGATTATCTTCAAACTCCTTTTTAATCTCGTTAATCTCTTCAAGTTGCTCAAGTGTAACCTCATCCCATGACTTTGGAAGGGCAAACGGTTTAGGTGTTCTTTTAAATAGTTTCATACTATGTTGTATTTACCACTAGGGTATGGTTTAAATTTGTTTAATGCTAAGTATCTTAGTGCATCAATAGCGTGGTTATTAAAGTCCACAGGCTCATTTATATTGTTGCCTGTAATCTTATCAACCCTCCATTTATAGCTGTTTAATTCTTTTATAAGGTTAACTGAGTCCCTTGTTACATTCATTTTAAAACGTTTCAATATATCAATTGAACTCTTTACACTGTCAGCCCCTTTTATAGCAGGTTCAACACTTAATCCAAACCCTCTAAGCTCCATAATACTTTTAGGCTCTGCACTATCACAAACAAACCTACCGTGTACCCCTTTTAATTGGTCTGCTATCTTATCATTGGTTAAACCAGTTGAGTATAATAACTCTTTAATGTATAACTCATTATCCATCTTATACACTGCAACCGCTGCACTAGGGTCATTCGTAAAACCAAAGTCTAATCCGTTACCTATTAATGTAGCCTCTTTTGGTATAGCATCACATAGTTCCCAATTACGAAATATTAACCCTTCAACTTTACCTGTTAACCCTCGACCATACACCTTACCCCATTCAGGATCTTCAAGTGATCGTATTTCAATATGGTCATGCTGCTCTTTAGTAAGGAATGGATTATGCCTATGGTCACTAATAATCAGTTTAACCTTCTTAGCTCCAAATTGTCTAGTCCTTAAAAGTTTGTCATGTACCCAAAAAGGAATTGAAGGGTTATAATCAATGAACGTTCTTATATTTGTACGGTTAATTAGTTGCTCGGCAATTGCCCAACTAATACCAGGTGCTTCGTTTAAAAATAGATAATCACGTTTACCGCTGTGCGCATCCTGAGCAGTAACATAAGAAGTGAATTCAATGGTTGAGCCTGAATTAGTTTTATATACTCGGTCTGTTTTGTTTTGAGATTGGAAGTAGCCGCCTAATTCATTTAATCCAATGAACTATGACATAAACCAAACCTTTGAAAATAAAGAGAAAGAGGTTGATCAAAGTATTAAAACCAAATCAACCGTTTTCTTAGGGGTACCAAATGAGGTTCAAGCACCTAAACACAACCACAATAAAAAGCGTAAGTAATGGCACAAGAAGGTAGAGACGAAAACGGCAAGTTCATACATAAGAACCTTTGGCACTTAATGCGATCACGTGTTGGACAACCAAAGAAATACCTAACACCTGAAGAACTAGCCTATAAAGGTTTAGAGTACTTTGAATGGGTATCTGAAACCAAACAAAAGGTAACATTCGCAGGGCTTAGATTATATGTAGGATTTAATAGAACTGATTGGTCTAGATATAAGAACGAGTACACCGATTACTGTGACGTTATGAATCATATCGAATTAATGTTAGAAGCTGAATGGGAAGGTAAACTTGGTTGGGCAGGTTCAACACAGGGTGCAATATTCTGGTTAAAGAACAAAGCCGGTTGGAAGGATGAAGTCCACCAACACCAAAACGTTGCCACAGTTATACAACCTCAAGTAGTTCAAACAGATACACCATTAGCAAACAACGAGAGCGATGTTAAGCCATAATGATATTCAAAACAACACCTTTATACTTAGCCAATCTTGAAGCTACTGAAGACATTGTAGTAAATCAAGGCGGGACGTATAGCTCAAAGACATACACCATTAACCAAGTGTTATTCTCTTTAGCTGTATCAGAGCCTAACCGCATTATAACTATTGTTGGTGAGTCAGTGCCAAACTTAAAGAAAGGAGCTATGCGTGACTTTGATACGTTCATTGGATTAAATGAATTAGGCGGCTACTTCCAATCTCAAAACAAAACAGAC